CGGCTGTAATACAGAAAGTTCTTGACACTCCTTACTTTATAGCAGCATAACTTACATGGTGTAGTAACTTTAGGGGGTGTAAAAGCCCCCTCTTTTTAAATAGAGGAGCAAGGCTAATGTTAGACATTAAAGCAAACTATATATACAACTGGATAAAAGAAGAAGCAGCAATTGATCATTCAAATGGGAATGCTGTTATAAATAGTAAATGTGACACCCCCCTTGATTGGGATGTGTTAGAAGACTATATATTAGACGCTCTACGAGCATACAAAAAGGGTGTAAAAGCCCCCCGTTTTTAATTATAGGAGCAAGACAATGAGCATACAAGAACTAGAAGAGATACATTGTTTAATCTGTGAAGGCACTTTTCCTGAAAATGTAATGCTGCCAATTGTAAAAGCATGTCCTCACTCGGCAACATAGACAAAGAGCAGACAGTATATCTGTCTAAGGAGCAAGACAATGCATAGTACAAACGAAGCATTTATGTTTAGAAAGAGAACAATAAAAGATGTAATGTCCGTAGAAAAAAGAATAGAATTAAAAGAAAACATAGGTCAGCATGTGCAAGCTTATATAAATTCTGGAGGTCAGATACAACACTGTACTCCCTGTACATTTGGTGCAAAAGAAAAGAGTACTAAAAGACAAGTGGCTTTAGGTAAAGCAAAAGGAAGAAAGTAATGATTGCAAGAGACAGAGTAACAGTAGACTTAGAAGAATATATGCTAGAGTCTGAAGAAGACTACAGAAACTCAGCAGAATACAAGCAGGAATGGGCTGAGTTTATGGCTGACTCAGAAAGAGATAGACTAATATCTGAAGAACTAACTAAGGAAAAATAATGATTACTATAGAGACTTATAAAGATTTAAAAAGCATACTTGACGATGTAGCAGGTGTTGCATGGGATAATAAAAATGATGCAGAATATATACAGGCTATTATGTTAATCGTTTATCACTATGAAAATTTTGAACCATAGTACTAGCAAATTTAACAAGTCTAGGTTATACTTAGATTAGTTAAAGGAAAACCAGACAAGGATGTTATTTAACTGTAAGTAAATTTAAATAAGAGGAAAGATTATGACAGAAGGAATCAGAGGTAATACACTTGGAAGACCTCCTTTGCATCTCACAGACGCAGAAAAAATAGAGAGGTTTGATAACGCTAAGAAGGCTAAATTAAGTCAGCGTAACACAGTAGTTAATATCACAATCAGTAGAGAAAATGCAACGCAACTTAGCGATGCTGTATCTTCACTGTCTAATGATCTTGGAATCAAGTTAACTAAGTCACAAGGCTTGAGATATATACTAGATAGTTGGACAAAGCAGTGTGCAATAAAGACTTAATCGTTTATAAACTTATTATTAATAACATACCTTTGGAGGTATACTATGTCAGTACTACAAGGCCCACTTTACTGGGCATCAATCACTAACCCTAACACTACTTACGAGCCGGTGTATTCTGTCAATGTTATTCTAGATGAGGAGACTGCTACTGATTTTAAACAGAGAGGTTTCCGTATCAAAGAAATGGACGAAGGCCCAGCAATTGTTATCAAGCGTAAAGTCGGCGGCCCTAATGGAATGACAAGGGCAGCACCTAAGCTTTTTGATAAGGCTAAGAACGAAGTAGATGTGTCTGTAGGTAATGGGACTATAGGTAAAGTCCAGTACAAAGAGTGGGAAGTTGTAAGACAAGGCGAAACCTTTCGCGGTCTTGACCTACAGGCTGTACAGATTCTTGATCTTGTCTCCTTCAATCAAGCAGGCGATGAGTTTGATGTAGAAGAATCACTAGCAGAGGACGATGAGTTATGATCAGAACTCCGGAAGAAGATACAGTTATCTTTCGGACTGGGGAGGGGGACTATGATGTCTCCCTTTTCAGTACTGATGGGCAACTAAAATATTCAATAGCTCAGAGAGCCATAGCGGAGCTGAAAGATTTGACTGATCAGATGGTCATAAGAAAGGAAGCTATAGCAGCTATGCACTCAGCCATTCTAGAGATTGAATGTACAGAAGAAAATAAAGTTAAGCTTGTAAGAGCGCGAACAACATCGGGGCAGTACAAACCTGATGACCCCTCAACTCCTGATATAAACGAAGCGTATATGAAAGCGCCTGACTATACTATTAACTACGAGGATTAGTATGCCTGATTTTAAACACAAAGAATTTGTTAAGTTTAACTTACCATGTCCTAAATGTGGAGGAAGCGATCCAGTATCAATGCACGAAGATCGTTCTGCTTATTGCTTTAGTTGTTCTACGACTATGAAAGATTATGATAAAGAATGTGATGCGCCGCTTAGTGTATCTAAACCTGTAGACATACAACCCTATAGAAATAATGCTATGAACAATGCAGAAGGAGAGTTTCTAGCCTTAACAGATAGGGGTATATCCTTAGACTCAGCTAAGAAGTATGGTGTCAAAGCTGTAAAGGATTCTAAGGGGCAGATCATTAAGCATCTGTATCCTTACTATGTAGCTAATGAAATTGTAGGTTACAAAGTAAGAGAACAAAATAAAATGTTCACATGGAAAGGTAGTGGACAGGGCAGCGGCTTGTTTGGTGAGCAGCTATTCCAATCAGGAGGTAAGTATATAACCATTGTTGAGGGTGAGTGTGACGCAATGGCTTCTTATGAAATGCTAGGTTCCAAGTGGCCTGTAGTCTCTATAAAGAATGGGGCTGCGGCGGCTGTTAAGGATGTAAAGAACTCAATAGAATTTCTTGAGAAGTTTCAATGCGTAGTCATTAACTTTGATAATGATAAGCCCGGAAAAGATGCAGCTAAAAAAGTGGCAATGCTCTTGACTCCCGGCAAAGCAAAGATAGTGCATCTTGCAGATGATTTTAAAGATGCTAACGACATGATCAAGAAGGGCAACAAGCATGGCTATGTCACAGCATGGTGGAACGCTAAGATTTATACACCCAGTGGTGTTGTCAATGCTAAAGACTTAAAAGATAAATACTTTAATAGAGAAAAGAAAGACTCAGTTCCCTATCCTTGGGAGGGGTTGAATAAGAAACTGTATGGCTTGAGACAGGGAGAGTTGATGACTCTGACAGGCGGCACAGGTCTTGGCAAATCCTCTATCACTAGAGAACTAGAACACTGGTTGATCAATAATACAGAAGATAACATAGGCATCGTGGCTCTTGAAGAGCATGACCTTAGAACTCTTGACTGTCTCATGTCTATAGAGGCGAATGACAGACTGTATGTAGACCATATCAGAGATAGCTATGATCAGAAATACTTGGATGAAATCTATAGTAAGATATACGACAACGGCAGGGTGTGGATACATGCTCACTTTGGCGCTAATGATATAGATGAAATCTTCAGTAAGATTAGGTTTATGATTATAGGCTGTGACTGCAAGTGGGTGGTCGTTGACCACTTACATATGCTTGTGTCCTCCTCAACAGAGGGTGACGAGCGCCGTACTATTGATAGCATTATGACTAAGCTACGCTGCATCGTTGAAGAAACAGGGGTTGGGATGATACTAGTCTCCCATTTGCGTAGGGTAGAGGGCAACAGAGGACACGAGAACGGGGTTACTGTGGGTCTTAACCACCTCAGAGGCTCTCAATCTATCGCTCAGTTGTCTGATTGCGTCATAGCTTTAGAGCGTAACCAACAGTCTGATGATGCTATTGAATCGCAGACTACTCACGTAAGAGTTTTAAAATCTAGGTATACTGGTGATGTGGGGATAGCTACTCACTTGCTATACAATCAGGAGACAGGTAGACTCAGTGAAGTAGATGCAGAAGATTATCAATACGATGGAGATGAACTATGAGTTCTTTAGTTTTTGACATAGAAACTGATGGGCTAGACGCTACTAAAATCTGGTGTATTAGTACATGTGATATTCATACAGAAGAATTGAACTCTTACTATGGCGACAGCCTAGAAGAAGGTCTTGAAATACTGAAGGATGCTGACAAGTTAGTTGGGCATAATATAATTGGGTTTGATATTCCAGTTGTAAAGAATCTAACGGGTGTTGATTTGTCTAACAAACCTTTAATAGATACTCTTGTGTTGTCACGCTTATTCAATCCAATCAGAGAAGGTAACCACGGCCTAGAGTCTTGGGGTTATAGAGTGGGCCTACCTAAGATAGACTTCACAGACTACGGTACATTCTCACCAGAGATGGTGGAGTATTGTGAGAGGGACGTACTGGTTAACAAGAAAGTCTATGATGTTTTAAATCAAGAGAGGCTAGGCTTCTCAAGAAAGTGTATAGATTTAGAACAGAGCGTAGCCGAGATAGTAAGTAGGCAGAGCAAGAAGGGGTTCTTACTAGATGTAAAATATACTACTCTCTTGCTTGCCGAGTTAGAAGATAAGCTAGATGCTACTGTTGCAGAAGTACATAAGGCATTCAAGCCTAGTGAAAATGTTTTAGTTTTATATCCTACAAAGACCTCCGCTGACAAGCTATCTAAAATGGCTATTGCAGCAGACGGTACTAAGTATAGACTGAACTCAGATGAGTACGATGATCTACACGACAAGGATAAAATAGCTAGGACAACTAGAGTAGAATTTAATCTGGGTTCCCGTAAACAGATAGGTGAATACCTAAAGAAATTTGGGTGGGTTCCTACTAAGTTTACGCCTACCGGACAGCCTATAGTAGATGAGTCTACTCTTAAAAAGATAAAGGATATACCAGAGGCTCTCCTCATAGCTGAGTATCTAACAGTACAGAAACGCATAGCTCAGATAAAGTCTTGGTTAAAAAACATTGACGATGAAGACAGAGTGCATGGGTTCGTCAATCCTAATGGTACAATCACAGGGCGTATGACTCATAGAGAACCTAACCTCGCCCAAGTGCCTAACTCTAACTCACCTTATGGCACAGAATGTCGGGCTTGTTGGACAGTTCCTAAAGATTATAAACTTGTAGGTATAGATGCAAGTGGACTAGAACTTAGAATGCTTGCACATTATATGGACGATAAGGAGTTTACAAATGAAATTCTCCACGGAGATATACACACCGCTAATCAAAAATTTGCAGGACTTGAATCTAGAAGTCAGGCAAAAACTTTCATCTATGCCTTCATATACGGAGCAGGAGATGAGAAGCTTGGAACAGTGGTCGGAGGAGGTAGGAAAGACGGCAAGAGACTTAAACAATCTTTCCTTGATAATCTCCCATCACTTAGGAATCTTAAAAATAGAGTTACAAGAGCAGCAGCAAAAGGTTTCATCAAAGGATTAGATGGTCGGAAGATATACATAAGGTCAGCTCATGCGGCTCTCAATTCTTTATTGCAGGGAGGAGGCAGCATAGTTATGAAGGAAGCATTACACCTGCTTAACAGTTACATTAAGGATAATAATTTAGACGCACACTTTGTAGCTAACATCCATGATGAGTGGCAGATAGAAGTGTTAGAGAAGGATGCTCAGAAGGTAGGTGAGTTGGGTATCTTGGCTATACAAAATGCGGGACTAGAGTTTGATATGAAGTGTCCCTTAGATGGTGAATACAACATAGGAGCGAACTGGAGTGAAACACACTAATATTAGGCAGCAAGATTTGTTTTTAAATGCAGCACCGTATGTAATTAAGTACGATTTTTCTAGGTTAAAAACTGCGAGAGATAAAGTATATGCTTTAATGCAAGATTCTAAATGGAGAACTCTTAGAGAAATATCTTTTGCGACAGGATCACCTGAAGCAAGTGCCTCTGCTACACTAAGAGATTTTAGAAAAGCACAATATGGTATGCATATTGTAGATCGCAGACTTAGGGGTGGCAGAAATAGAGGTCTTTGGGAATATAAATTAACAGAGAACATTGCTAATGAAACACATTAAAGATAACCCAAGTAGAATAGGTGATCTAGCAGAACACTATGCTATTACATGGTTGTGGGATAATGGCTATCATGTATTTAAAAACTGTGGTTGTACAGGCCCAGTAGATATTGTAGCTATGTCTCCCGAAGGAGAGATAACTTTAATAGATGTTAAGTCATACAAGGCTAGTAACCTGTCAGGGAAAACTGAATTACAAAAAGAGTTGAACGTACAGTACTTACATTATAATTCAAAGAGTCGTAAATGTAGATTCGTGGAGCATAAAAAGTGGATGACTTAGACAGCTTAGTTCAAGATATATACAAGACTATAGAGCCGCTATCAAACGGCGAACCTATAAATATATCTGAAGAACAGATAGATGACTTCGGTGAGGCCATGAAAGAAGTGATGCGTTCGTGGGCCAACCCAACTAAACGGGACTCTAACTTTTCTATTAGGATGTCTAATGTTGGGAAGCATCCCCGCAAACTTTGGTTTGATTCTAAAAGTACAGATGCTCGGTCAACAATAAATGTTCCAACGCAAATCAAATTTCTCTATGGTCACATGCTAGAAGAACTGGTTAAGTTATTTGTAATTATATCGGGACACGATCTAACAGGACAGCAAAAGGAGGTTGTTGTTGACGGCGTAGTAGGTCACATTGATTGTATTATAGATGAAGAAGTTGTTGATATTAAAACTGCATCCAGCTTTGCATTCAATAAGTTTAAACATGGGACATTGAGAGATGACGATCCCTTTGGTTACTTAGGGCAGCTTGCAGGGTATGAAGAGTCAGAGGGTACTAACAAGGGTGGCCTATTAGTTATCAATAAAGAAAGTGGTGAGCTATGTTTTTATCAACCAGAAGATTTAGACAAGCCTAATATTAGAAATAAAATAAAAAATATAAAGCTGGCATTAAAATCTAAAGCCCCTCCATCTGACTACTGTTTTAAACCTATCCTTGATGGCATCAAAGGTAATGAAAAAATAAATAAAAATTGCGGATGGTGTTCACACAAATTTAAATGCTTTGAAAACTCTAATGATGGTGAAGGATTGCGTGTATTTCAGTATGCTAAAGGTTATACTTTCTTAACTAAAGTTGTAGCAGAACCTAAGGTGCAGGAGGTAGACCATGAATTCAAAACTTTGCAAGCAGATACGGAAACAATCTAAGACTATATTAGTTGAGTGGTTTAAAACTTTAGTATCTGAAGAGCAATCTAAAGATGTAGATGAAAGTAATATATTTACTTACCTGTCACTACAGACACATATCTTTACTGAAGGGCAAATGTATTTAAGTGCCTACACGCCTAAGTGGGTAGTTAAGAAAGTAAAGACTCTTATAAAGAAAACTAATATGGACGTTAGTTCAGTGGGGTTAAAAGACATTGGCTAGAAAAGGATTCAGAAAGCCTAGAGTTAAACGACCTGTAGAGAAAGATGTTCCTGCCAGCTATGATTCTAATTGGGAACACGATCTACACAAAGGTCTTTTAAAAAACTGGCAACATCACGTTGAAGTAGTTGATTACATAATCAAGCATACTTATGAGCCTGATTTTGTTACGACTATGAATGGTAAGTTAATTCTTTTAGAAGCTAAAGGGAGGTTCTGGGATTTTGCTGAGTACAGTAAATACATATGGGTTAGGAAAGCACTGCCTGAGAATACAGAATTAATATTTTTATTTGCCAACCCCTCTTCTCCTATGCCACAAGCAAAGCGTAGAAAGGATGGTACTAAAAGAAGTCATGGAGAATGGGCATCAGCGAATGGCTTTACATGGTACAGTGAAGATTCGTTGCCAGATTATTGGGTAGATGTTAAGTACAGAAAAGATAATACTTTAAACATTGAAAGTGAATAGGAGATACCATGAGTATTGATGACGCAACACCTCAAGAGTGGGATGACGTTACAAGCACAGTTCGTATTGTAAAGAAGACAACGCAATCAACTGAGACAGATGATGTAAATCATCCAGTGCATTACAACAATGGTAAGGTAGAATGTATTGAAGCAATAGAAGCCATGCTCAGTGAAACAGAATTTGAAGGGTATGTCCGGGGCAACGTAATGAAATACGTCTGGCGTTTCAAATATAAAGATGGAGTAAAAGATTTAAAAAAAGCTAAGTGGTATTTAGAAAGACTTATCGCTGCTCTGGATACTACGGACAACTAAAATGTGGGATCGTAAAGCAGACAGAACTGAGCAGTATCTTAAAAAGAAAAAGAAAGAAAAAACTAAACCTAATAAACAGGCTACTGAAAAAGATAAACGTAAGGAGAGTTTTAAAAATGACTGAGAAAGTCGGAGTCCAGCCATACTTAGGTATTCATATTGATTATGATAGAGAGCAAGAACTAAATAATTTTAGTAGGCAGACAATTACAGATAGATATTTATGGGAAGGGGAGACACATGCTCAACAAGCTTTTGCAAGGGCCGCTATATTTGGTGCTACTTATAAAGGCCACACTGATTTCAATCTTGGACAGAGACTTTACGAGTACGCTAGTAATCGTTGGTTTAGCTTCAGTACTCCTATACTTTCTAACGGGGGTACATCTCGCGGCTTACCTATCAGTTGTTTTCTTAATTATGTACCTGATTCTAGGGATGGTCTATCTGCTCATTACGATGAAAACATATGGCTTGCAAGTGGAGGTGGAGGCATCGGTGGATTTTGGGGTGATGTTCGCAGCAATGGTGTGGACACTTCTAACGGTAGTCGCAGCACTGGGTCTATCCCCTTCATGCATGTTGTAGACTCTCAGATGTTAGCCTTTAATCAAGGCATTACTAGGCGTGGTAGCTATGCAGCTTACATAGATATATCACATCCAGAAATAGAAGAATTTATTAACATGAGAAAAACTACAGGAGGAGACTTAAACAGGAAATGTTTGAACCTCCACAATGCAGTTAACATTACTAATGCGTTTCTAGAGGCAGTAGCAGCAGATGAAGAGTGGCGGTTGATTGATCCCAAGACTAAGACAGCAGTTAAGATAGTCTCGGCGCGGGACTTGTGGTTCCAGATAATACAAGCCAGAGTAGAAACCGGAGAGCCTTACATAGTCAATATTGATACATGTAACGAAGCTCTGCCAGAAGAACAAAAGAAATTAGGATTAGAAATAAAGCAAAGCAACCTGTGTTCTGAAATAACTTTACCCACTAACGAAGAGAGGACAGCGGTTTGTTGTTTGTCCAGTGTCAACCTAGAGCATTTTGATACATGGTCTACAGAAGATTCTTTTATATCTGATCTTGTTACTATGTTAGATAATGTATTAGATAGTTTTATCTCTTCTGTAAAAGATAAGAGCGGGTATGACAAGGCTGCTTACTCAGCTATGAGAGAGAGGTCTATAGGTCTAGGAGCTATGGGGTTCCATAGTTATCTGCAGCAGAATGACATTGCCTTTGAAAGTATGTGGGCCTCATCTTTTAACAACAAAGCTTTTTCTTTTATTAAAAATAGAGCTGACATTACTACAAGAATTTTAGGTGCGGAAAGAGGTGAGGCTCCTGACATGGAGGGGAGTGGTAAAAGAAATGCACACCTCCTAGCAGTGGCTCCTAATGCCTCTAGTTCTATTATATGTGGAGGCACAAGCCCCTCTATAGAGCCTAACAGAGCCAATGTATACACACATAAAACACTGACAGGCAGTTTTAAAGTTAGAAATAAATACTTGGAGAAGTTGTTAGTAGAGTTAGTACCTTCTGAAAACAAGAGAGAAGAAGTCTGGAAAGATATAGCGGCACACGAGGGATCAGTACAGCACCTAGATATTTTAGATGATGATCAAAAGGAAATATTTAAAACTGCTCCTGAGATAAATCAAATATGGATCATTGAACACGCCCATCAAAGACAGAAGTATATATGTCAGAGCCAAAGTGTTAATCTGTTTTTCAAGCCGCCATCAATAGAGGCAGACCAAGAAACACACGATACTTTTTTACAATATCTAAATGATGTACATTGGGCAGGTATGCATAAACTTAAATCTCTATACTACTTGCGCTCTGATTCGGCAAGAAACACAGAGAATGTCAACGTGAAAATACCAAGATTAAATCTAGAAGAAGAGGGGTGTTTAAGTTGTGAAGGTTAAGAATAAAGTAATAGAAGTCCAATGGGAAGATGCTTGGATAGATACTGACGATGTTCTAATTGCTGATGCTAAGAAACTTAAACCAATTTTGCGTTCAACTGTCGGTTGGTTAGTGGCAGACAATGAGCATGAGCTTATTCTTTCTACTGATATTTTTCACAGCAAAAAAGAAAGGGCATATGTGAATGCCATTATGGTCGTACCAAAGGGTATGATCGTAGAGTACTGGGAATACGAAGAATTTTACAGCGACAAAAAAGAAATAGGAGTTTCAACATGAGTTTGCTAGGCACAAGAGATTATTACAAACCTTTTGATTACCCGTGGATGTTTGATTACTACGTCCAACAGAATCAAATGCTATGGTTGCCCGAAGATGTGCCACTGCACAACGATGTAAAAGATTGGCAAGAGATGAGCGTAGAGGAAGTTAATCTTCTTACTCAAATCTTTAGACTCTTTACGCAATCAGATGTAGACGTAGCCTCTGGCTATATAGATAAGTATATGAGGGTTTTTAAAAAGCCTGAAGCTAGGATGATGATGTCCTCGTTTGCCAACATGGAGTCTATACACCAGCATGCTTATAGCCTACTGCTTGATACTGTAGGGATGCCTGAGATAGAGTATAAGGCCTTCGCTGACTACGAGGAGATGGCTGCTAAACATGAATACGTTAATAGCTCACCTTTAAAATTAAATGATAAGAAATCTATAGCTAAAAATCTGGCTATCTATTCCGGTTTTACTGAGGGACTACAGCTCTTCAGTAGCTTTGTAATCTTATTAAACTTTTCTAGGTTCGGCAGGATGAAGGGCATGGGGCAGATCGTCACTTACAGCATACGGGATGAGTCCCTGCATGTTGAAGCAATGACCAAGCTCTTTAGAGAGTTTATAAAAGAAAACCTAGACCTATGGACTGACGATTTCAAGAAAGAAATATATCAAGTATGCAGAGAGATGGTGAAGTTAGAAGATAAGTTTCTTGATTTAGTATTTAAAATGGGAGACATACAAGGTCTTTCTAAAGAAGAAATGAAACAGTATATTAGATACATAGCAGACAGGCGCTTATTGCAGCTTGGTTTAAAACCTAATTATGGGGTAAAGGACAACCCACTTAATTGGTTAGATGACGTTTTAGGAGTGGAGCATCAGAACTTTTTTGAAGGCAGGGCTACTACTTATATGAAGGGCGGCATAAAAGGCAATATAGAGACTGTCCAATTTACAAACTTAGTAGTATAAGTAGGAGGAGAACATGGATAAGAATAAAGAAGAAGGGAATCTAGTTTCATTCAGAGTATTTTTAGCGCGAGATGGGAATGTAATTTCTGAGTTTAGCCACCTGCCATTAGAAGATATAAGCAGGTTGTTTCCTACGGAGGAGATACCTATCATTAGGAAGATAGTGCAGGAGGGTTGCTCGTCATTAGAAGGACTACACTCTCATCTAGAAAGAGAGGCACAGATATTTAGTGCTTAGTAATTTCTTCGCCATCAAAGATTTCATCAGGATTAGCCATAGCGTAATATTGATACTCAAACATATCTCTGAATTCTTCAAAGGGCATACTGTCCATATCTCTTGCTGCATGTGTACGGGCATAGATTTGAAAAGCAGCCCCTAATTGATCTTCTGTATATAACACCACCATTATTATCCTTTTACTATTAACATTACTAGAAGACCTAGTAATACTAGAGTTACAACAACTGCTCCTGATATTAACATTATATCAGCAACAAATTTCTTTTGCTCTGCAATACGCCTAGCGTGAATACTTCTACGTCTACGTTCTTGAGCGCGAATCCTCATCATTGAGGTATATATTTCAGTCTGTCCTGAATAAACAAATAGTTCGCGTAGTTGTTTCTCTAGTTCTTTAGTCTTGTGTTCTGCTAAAGCAACCTCTAGTGCATAAGATTCAACTGATTGTTTAGCAAAGACTTTACTACCAAGTGTAGCATTCTCTACTTCTGCTCTAGCCGTAGCTATCTTATCTTTGTTATCAAAGAAATCTCCGAACTGAGAAGACAGCTCGGATGCTTCTTTACCTAGAGACAGTCCCTTCTTTATTATCCCCACGGCTTTTACCGCAGCGTTTAGAGCCAGCGTTACTTCAATCATGCTTATCCTATTGTGCTAGTAACGGCCTATTCTTTCTCTCATCTAGAAGCTCTTGATATTTTCCATCGTCTAAGTGGGTCACTGCAATCCAAGCATGGGTCATCTCATCACCAGTACGGCTTCCACCCATAACCCACATGTCTGGATCAGGGTTGTTAAGGTTATCAGAGGTGTTGTCGTACCATTGCTTTAGTACCAGTACTGCACCAGTAGGTAACAAAGGAGCGTAGTCACTATCGTACAGGTGACTATGATGCCATGTGGCACTCCAGTTAGAGACTTGACTGATGGATTCTGTGACTCCTGTATCTGGATAGAATATTTCAAAGCTTGCTGCGTTCATACGCAAATGACCGTGGGGTTGCCATGAGTCTATGCGTACCGGATGATCAAAACTGTGAAAGGCTTGGGTCATATAGTGACCGTTGGGTGGTATAGTTATATCGTCTTGATTACCAATTCTGTAAAGCTTTAAGTCTTGCTTGTATGCAAGTGCTTTAGACTCTTCTGCGCTGTATAACCATAGACCTATTTCTACTACATTATCTTTAATTACTGTTCCGGGGGCTATTGCACCCAGACCGCCGGGAAACATATGAATGTCCCAAGCTACTTCAGCATTAGCAGGTAAGGTTCTGCATATATTTTCAGGTACAACTTCGCCCCACTTACCCATAGCATACTCAGTAAGCATCCCGTATCTCTCACCGTCTAACATTACTGTAGAGTTTGCATGATGTACTACGCTCTTTGCATCCCCTCTGGGTTTAACTTGTACAGCTTTAATACATCTATCTTCAGTCAACCCACTAGCTACATTGTGCTTGTGCCAAAGGTCATTACCACTTGCGGGGATGTCTATGGGCGTAGAGGGTATGACTAATGTAGGCTCTCCGAAGTCTTCGTAGAAGCTCCATTGGCTAGGATCGGACAGGATAGGAGCTTGTACTACAATGTCTCTATCTCCATACTTTGATCCTGTATCTACCCACTCAGCTATAGTATCTATATCTTTTTGGGATAGTCTCCAATCGCCATGCAAGTTTTGTATACCAATATTTGCATCATAGGCATAAGGGGGCATCTCTCTGGTTATTACTTTATGTTGTATCAGAGGACTCCAAGGTCTTATTTGTTCGTAAGTCTCAAACGTCATTGGCCCAATACCACCTTGACGGTGACACACCACGCAGTTGTCGTTAATGATTTGAGCTACGTCATCTACATAGGTAGGTTCATCAGCATAAGTTAACGATGTCCACATCCATGTTATTAAGAAAGTAGTGACAAGCAAAGGAAACAATTCATCTAAGTGATCTTTCATAATCAATAGCTCCATATCCACGGTCTAGGCCGTTCAGGTGTGTTTTCAATATCGTCTAAATGTATAAATCTATTCTTACCTTTTTGGTTAATACCAATACCACCAAACTCTCCAGACTTTATAGCGGCCTCTACAAGCTTGAGAGCCTGTTCTCCAGAGACTCCAATGTCTATCGCGTTACCTGTAGTATGTGCGCCCGGAGCCTTCTTACGAGCTTCTATGGCGTGATCTCTGCAACGGTAGGCACTGTTGACAGGGAAGGGAAACCCTAGTTCTTCGCGTAGGACTTCTACTTTTGCCATAAAAACTTCATCTACATTATCAGCCCCACAGTGAGAGCATGTAAGTTCTTCTTTAGTAAAATATTTCATGTTTGTATTGTCCTTTCCTCTTCGTCTATAAAAGCCCCGCCTGCTTGTATGTTATACGGCAGTCCTGTCATCCTATCTATACGTTCGTCAGGTTCATCAATAACTTGAGCCACGTTTTCTACTATGCCACCTGTTGCTTTCTTTTCGGGGACAACAAAGTCGGCCAGCCACTTATCCATAGCGCGGAGCCAATCGGTATAGTCTTCTGCAAAATCTTCAGTGGCTTCAAAGGGGCCAAAGATAGCGTTGATAGCTCCTCTTCCGGGCGTTTTACTACCCAACCAAGTTAAAAGATCACCCTGTCTAACAAGATTGTATGCGTCTCCTGCTACTACGCCTGCGCCTGTGAAGTAAGCCATAGGTTCCTGATAGTATTGGGCAGACTCACTGCCTCTCTTCATCATATCGGCTAGTACTCCGTTACCGCCCCATCTAATAAAACCATCTGTTGCTATTTCAAAACCTTCTTTGTCTTCCCAAGATTCTCCGTTAGTCCTTACTCCGTTTGTAAAAGCAGCAATGCCTGTCATTACAGCAGCAGCAGGTATATGCTGAGTAAACAAAGTTTCTGGATTACGAGCTGTTTGTTTTGCCATACCCTTTAGTATAGTGTTAGTAAATGCAGCGGGATAACCTAGTAGCTGACCAAATACTGCTGTCTTGGGGTTAGACATAAACGTAGGTTTTAAACCGGAGGCACTTGAAGGATTAAGAATTACTCCGTCAGTATATTTACCACCACCGCTTTTTACTTTTGAATAAAAGGCATCGTCTAGTTTAGCTCCTGCGTCATACCATGCAATTCCATCTTTATAATCTATACCTAAATCAGCAAGCTCATCTATTTGTCTTTGCATTCTATTAGAAATTTGATTTGTATCTAGTAAGGATGCTTTAGCTGCAAGGCTTTCTATGTGTTCTGTAATTAATCTTTTACCTGTTGTATAAGAAGCTAGTTGTACAGTCCTTGTCCACTGATCTAATAATGTAAGTTTAAAAAATCTATTACTAATTTTCCTCATTGTTGCATTAGATAATTGATCACCACTTAATCTTTCTATGCCATCAGCAGCAGCCTGTTCTAAAGCTCTGCCTGTTTCTCTTAGCTCTCTTGTGGCTTCAGCTCTAGACATACCGTGTACTTTTGTCAGTACGTCTACACTATCGTCATACATTTTTCTTGAGCCATTCATTGAAGCATCTTTTAAGCCCCTAAAGAATGTGCCTGTTCCTGCTGTAGACATATTAATAAATACTTCTGTGATGCTAGACAGCGTAGACAGGGGCAACAGTGCCATTCTATTACCGAGCATGTACCCCTCTATAGTATTCTGTGCAAGGTTGCCGTAGCGATCCATGCCTTCGCCTGTTATGTTTTTATATAAATAAGCAGCATTATTTTTAGCACTTAGAATTTGACTACCACTAGCACCATTAAGCTTCATTTCTTTTTCTATAGCTGGCAACCATCGTTGATTAAATTCTTCTAAATTTCTTACACTAAATATATCTTTCTTAGCTATTGCTTTAGCTGCTGAAGAAAAATAACTTGTCATAACACGGTCTAGATCAGTATCTAAAAACTCATTAAATATAGTATCGTCACCTATATCTAACTTTCTGTTTGCAAAAAAACTATTTCCACCACCTGCATGGACATTATCAAATTGATATTTAATATCTAAAGTTTCGTCTATCCACTTTTCTGCC